CCGCTATTTTCCCAATCTTCCGTATCCGAAAGCACGATAGGCACCGCATAGTAGCGACGCTTATAAAACGCACTTTCAAAGGGGTCTATTGGGGCTTTATTAAGCGAGTCATACCGATCAAAAGACTCAGCACTGCCGCCGCCAGTCTCTAAGATCGCCTGAATTTCTTTGCCACCGCGACTTGTCATCTGAAGGCCACGACGCCGGTGCATGGCCAACGTCGGGTAATCTTCAAAAAAGTTATCAACTACTTCTGGCTGTACCGTCCGGCGGGTGCTGCTCCATCGACTATCCCATACTTCACTAGTAGTTTGAGCCATTGCTAATCTTCCTTATAATGATTGCAATGCGCCTACTACATTACAACGTTGAACTTATTTCAGATAAAGCCTGGTCATAAGATATATTGCCAGAAGATTGAACCGGAGGCGCTGCCATTCCATTTGACTGAGCCCGCGTCTTAGCTTGATTCTTCTGTCTCCTATGCTGCGAACGAACATTAGAAGCCTCTTCGACAGATTTATTCGTGGCCGCCCCTACTAATTCAGCTACTGTATACGTTTCCCCAGTAAGTGGATTAGGAGTATTTAAATTTCGTGACACAAAGTCAATAACACCTTGATTTTGCGTCACCTCCTGGCCAAAAATATTTATTGCCTCAGCCGACTGCTCAGAAAGTTCTTTTTGAGAGGCGACCTGGCTCTGCTGTTGAAGCGTTTGAGTCGTTTGCCCTAACTGCTGAAGATGAGGTTCCCATTGAGACAAACGCTGCGTCAGTTGCTGATTCTGTTGCTGCACTGCTTCTATCGTATCTGATAGATTAGCAACAAAATTCAATCCCATGCGGTCAGCCTCAGTATACTCTGAGCTACTTGCATTAGCACGTATGCGATCCCCCGCAGTTTCTTGCGGTGGACCCTGCTGGGCTTGATTCAACGCCTGCTGCTGCACCTGCTGCGTTTGCTGCCTTAGAGCATCTAGCTGCTTACGCTCCTCAGCAATAGCTTCACGCTCCCTTTGGTTCTGACGACCCTCATCGGCCCTATCCATCGTTTTACGTGTGTAATCTTGCTGGCGCATATATCCCGCCTTCAACTCTTCAGCACTTAAGCTGTCAAAGTCAACGGGACGTTCGCTGGTTGATTGTCCGATATCATCGGACGCGGTGGAATCTGATGCCGCACCTTCTGTTTGCCCTTCATCCAACTCCTGGCCACCCGCAGTTATTTCCGGCTCTAAATACCCTTGCCCCATCTCAGAGGCAAGTTCATTTCCGTCCGGAGATGCAGATGTTTCTCCATCGGTTGATGCTGGATCAGAAAAAACGTCAACGTCTGCCATTTTTATATAGCCTCTCTTCCTTCTTTAGAGGGTTAAATGCCCCACGGGCCTTCGATTAAATCGCCTTGCTTTATACGATCTAGTTGCCGTTCTCCCGTATGGCGAACATCTATGTTTTTATCCATTTCTTCATACAATTCATCCACGGAATCAGCCCTTTTGATGCTGTCGCTTTCATAAGCTCTTGAGGCTGACTTCGCTTTTTCCTCCTGTTCATATATCCCTTCAGCAATTTCAGCGTGCGTCTCAGGAGGAAGCTCTTCTTTTCCATGTTGTCGTAAAAGTTTCTTTTTATGTGCGTAATCTTCTACTACCACCCCTAGCTGAGGATCGAACATACCATACTTTCGTCCCGAGAGCGTTGAGTGGATCTGGTTCCTACGAATAAATGCCCATCCGGCACGTTTGCCGCAACTGCATTTAATCGTCTTTTTGCACGTCTTCGTATATATAACATCTTTATGTGTAGTATCGCAATGCTTACAATAATAATCCCATGTGCGAATAGATGCCATTTAATTACCCTATTACATCCCTAGTGTCTGAAGATACTTGATTGTAAATATCTTGTGCATTGCTGAGAACGCGCGACTGCAGCGATCCCATAGGCTCTCCACTAGCCGGCGTAGCGATATTTGATTGTTCCTGCTCTAAAACTTGCTGATGAGAAGCAATATGTCCATTTACAAGCTGATCAATAGCCTGTATCCTCTGAGCAGCTTGTGGGTTAACCGGCACCTGATTAACATCTACGGCCTGAGCACTACGTATTAATTCTTGATATTGAGGATGAGCCCGATATTGACCGTGGTTTCTAATATGTGCCTGATGATCCTGCCCCGACTCTACTTGAATGTCTTGGGCCTTTGTTATCATCCAGTCATTTTCTAACATAGACGCACGCTGTGCGTCCTCATTTTCCGTATCTTTTAAAATCTTTTCTGGATCGGCAACCTCATAGGCCGACGCTAAGAACTTATCCAATTCCATTCGATCAAAATTTGGCGAATGGATCGCACGGTCATAAAAATCTACCGCCTGCTGTCGTTGAAATTGCTCAAAGAGAGGCCGTGTTGATCCTGCCTGGACAAAAATGCGATAATTCCATAAAAAGTCAGCATTTCGTAACGCCCTCGAAAGCCTATTCTGCCCGTTCGGGGCTACGTTGACCTGAAAGTTTTCTGGCTCATAGCGCGGGTCGCCCATGATCTGAAAAGAATTACGTACAATCACCTCATAAGTCTTGGCAACAGCCGTTTCCATCCATTCCCGATTTACATCTGCTACGGCTGCCAATAGCCCCGCCTCAGTAGCTGTTCGGGCTCCAGCTGACCCCCCTGAACTAAAATCATTTACCTGAGTAGCTTCCTGCTCGTAAGATCTTAACCGATCTTCAAAAGCATACTGCTCCCCTGGCACCGACCCATAATGCAGCTCTCGCCAGTTATTTATATCATTAACTTTTGTCCATTGCCCATCCTCACCACTTCTTACCTGATCAACCGTATCGTCGTCCTCAGACATCTGGACAATACCTTGACGAGCAGTACGCTTTAAGAGAGCCGACTGCCTAGACATACTCTCAATAATACCTAACTGGATATCTTCTAAATATTGAAGTTGCGAAGTAGGATAAAAAGACTGTGCCGAGATATCAAATTTAATTGGCACAAAGCTAAACCCTTGCTCTACAAGCCACCCAGGAGCCTCTTCGCCATTCTCTAAGTCAAAAATGGGCTGACCCTCTTCATCTAAAATGGGCTGACCCATCATATTAAAGCGTTCTGGGAAAACCATATTAACAAAAGGATGAGGCCGGACGAGGATCTCTTGATCCATGCCATCCGCAAACATAATTAATCGACTGTTTATCCGATCATGCCATCGCTCGACTAAAACAAAGTCTCCCGCATCAATAGCCGAACGGATGGCCTCTTCTTCTGGATCAGAACTAGAGCGATTCATCGTCTCGCCAAAGCCCAGCTCCTCCTTAGCCGTCAACGCTGATGCCTTGATCTGGTTTTTATTCTTAATCTCTGGATCGTCACGCAACTGCTTAAGAGGCACCCACATCAATTCCCGAATATATCTGGCAGTGCCTAACATATGAGGGGAAGTTAATGGATCTAAGTGGACGTGCCCTGGCGGCATACGAGAAATAGATGGCAAATCCTCTGCCAACACATCATTGGTCGTATAGGGAGGAATCATATCATCGCCAGGAGGATTATAATCTATACGCAGCCACCCTACCCCTGTGACGAGCGCGTCAAAAATAGCCTGATGGACATGCTCCTTAGTATGCGTTAAACGCAAAAGCGAACTGGATGCCCGCTCCATAATATCCGATATTGCTATCCCTTCGCCGTCATCATCCTCTATCGTAAAATAAAGTTTGGGATAATTAAAAGCTACTGTCGCTATGATTTGACGAACTAAAGGGAAAAAACGAGGGATACGAATCACCTCTGATAAACTTAAATCACGAATCTGCTCCGTAAATTTATTATTATAGAGATCGACCAGACGTTGCCACTCTTCCATACGCGACTTATACAACGTATCTAACGTCTTACCTTCGTCAGAAAAGAATTTGCGCTCCCGCTGTGATAACTGTTCAGCCATATTTTTTATACGATACCTAATTTACCCAACTTCTACCTCATCTGTATCAACATCTTTAACTTTCACCTCTTCAATAGAAGAAGAAGCCTCCGCCAAAGGCTTTACTACGCGCTGCCGCTGCCACTCCTTATAATTTGCAGGCAATGGAGGCAAGTCAATCGCCTTCTGAGCCACCAACTCCCTACCATCCTTACCCGTCTGCTCCAGACGCTCCACATAACCCCTGTTTTTACCCAACGTACGAAGAAAAAATATAATACATTGCGGATGGCCATCCCGAATCCGATCTAAAAGCCTCTCTTCTGCAAAATCTAAATTGGCCTCCCTAACCTCCTCAAGGAAATCGCGCAAATCCGGATTTCCCGCTAAACGAAATTGAACCGCTTGCCTAGTTACCCCCAACCGCTTCGCCGCCGTAGAAACTAAACCCCCCGTATAAGCTAATGCCGCCTCAATCTCCTGGTCCGTCATTTTCATATAATCATTATCCGCTTTATCTAATCCTATACATTAAATATTATATAATGCACAATATTTAAGCAAGTACTACTTTCATATTGAAAAATTTCAGAAATCTACATAACAAGAGCCTACAAAACCTACAAAAGGGGCTTTTGTAGGTTTTGTAGGTAG